GACGCCATTCTTGCATTCATGCGTGAAACCATCCCGCAGGAATGGAAAAACTTCCGCGACAAGGTGTCAGACAACTTCCGCGTCATAACCCACGAGAACTTTCGGGTTTTGGAGTAGAAGCTGTATACCATCAAGTCACATTTGCCTACGCCACCTTTGATAGGGTTCGGCTCTCTGCAGTCTTCCGCGGCAGTCTACACGAAGGTCCGCTGTTGGAAAATGGGCGAAACTTTGCAAAGCTCGCTTCCTGCGCATAGCGGTCACTCGATGTGCGTTCAAAAACGCTCCTTTTTGGCACGCCTGCAAAATACCTCGTTTGAAGCTGCCACAAACCCCGTTCAAAACTCAAGCAGTTGTTGAAGGTTTTTGCCTCTACCGTGATAGCATACTTTGGCTGCATTGCAGAAATTCGGTCAAGAGGGCTCAAACCGGTTCTCCGCTGCGCCAATCACCAAGGTCTGGTTTGCGACCGACCTCACTCCGCAACCTCCACGACCGGCAGGGTCACTTCGCTTGCGACAGCCCCGTGCTGGATCTCCACCCGGTCGGCGTCTGCTCGCACTGCCGTCAGGAAATGCACTCTGGTCCCCAGGGGCACCGGCTCGCCCAAGTTCGACGAAATTGTCAGTCGATGATCGAGTCCATCTTCTATGGCGGCGACAATTGTTCGGAACCGCAGCGCCCCGGGCATTTCCAGCATGATCGGGCGCCCAACATAAGCCGCAAGCGCTGCGATCGGCACCACACGCATGATCACGGATCCCGAGGTCATCGCAGCGCGCAGCTGCAGCTCACGCCCCCATGTCGGCAGCCAGAAGCTCGCCTGCCGCCCACGCAGGGACCAGAGCCAGCGGCGCAGGGCTTGACGTGCAGTGGGCCCCTGAGCCTTCAGCGTAATGGTCTCACTACGTTCGAACACGTTGCGCAAGTTCTCGACCATCATCGGACCAAAGCCGTTGTCGACATATTCGACGGCGCGCCGCAGGTTGGCGCTCAGCGGGCCACGGACAAGGCTCGGGTCGGTCTGGACCGGACGGCCAAGATAGGTGGGCAGGGTCGGGGCCGCGAGGTCTGGCGCGTCACGAAGCAAGAAACTTGCAGTGACCGTCCCATCACCCTGGCGTCGGCGGGCGATCTCCACGGCTGAGGTCAGCACACCGGCGCGGACTGGCACGACAGTAGTCCGGCGCGCGGCCACAGTCGGGGCGGCTAGCTGCGTTCCCAGCGGCTCCGCAAGGATCAGCCGGTCCGCTTGGATTGCTGCGATCTCGGCAAGCGCGGCATCACCGCCATCCACCGCGATGGCGGCCAGACCACCCGCCCGGAAGTCCGACACGACGGTGTCCATCAGAACCTCCGCAGCCCCCTGTGCCAGATCGGCGTCCGGCTGCACCGCCATATGCCAGAGCGGGACCAGCCAGTCTCCCGCAAAGCCCGCCCGCGCCAGTTCCGCCGCCCGCGCCATGCCGAGTGCATCCAGCCGGTGCCTGAACGTCACGATCTCACGTGGGCGGGACCGCAGCGCGATACGCTGTTCGCCAGCCCGCGCCTGCAAGACATCCGTGCGCCATTCGAGCACCTCCGTGATCTCCTGCGCGGGAGCAAAGGGCCAGAGCGTTGGCTGGCCATTGGCGTCAGGCATTGATCGCCCCGCGATTGCGGCGGATGACGTTCAGGATCGCGCGTTCGCCAGAGGGCGTGGCGAGGTAGTCGCCAACAATCGACGGGTCGAGCACGTTGATGATCCGGGTAGACATTGCGGGGGCTGCAGAGGCCGCTCCATCGCCGTTCATCTCGACGCCAAGCCGTCCACCCCGGCCACGACGCAGCGGCAGGATCGCCTCAGGTCCCGCCTCACCCATCAACCCGATCCCGCGTGCAAACGGAAATACCGTCGGGCGATCGACGACCCCACCCCGGGCAAAGGCCATGAGTTCCTGGCCACCGCCAAAGACACCGCCCCGCGCAAACCCGAACAGGCTCGCGAAAAAACCGCCGCCGCCGCTCCCGCCCGCGCCACCGCCAGAGAAGGCGCTGATCAGCGCGTTCTCGATCGGCTTGAAGGCGAGATCGATCAGCCGGTTGGCGAGGTTCCCCGCAATACCTGCAATGGCACTGGCGAATGTCTGCCAGCTGAACTCGCCAGACTTCAGGGCGTCCTTGATGGGGCCGGTGATATCCTGCGCGAGGCCTTGTGCAATCTCACGCGAGCGGTCTTGCGCCGCGCGCACCGCGTCCGTTGTCGCCTCCCACGCCGTGCGCGCAGTATCGGCGCCCTCACGCAGCGCGTCGCCAGCGCTTCGACCGGCGCCGCCCGCAGCGCCTGCTGCCTCTTCTGTCGCCTCCAGCGTCTCTTCCAGCGCCTCGGCAGCCGCACGCGCGCCGTTCAGCCCGGCCTCCGCCGCCACCCCGCTCGCCGTGACCGCCTCCCGAAGTGCCGCAACCGACTGGAGTGGAGCCGTCGCGGCACCGACAACACCGGCCATCATCTCGCGCAGCGCCGCTGCCTGCGCGCGGGCATCGGATGCGTATTGGTCGAGCCCGAGATCGGGCGGCGAGATCGGATCGGAATTGAAGGCAGCCGCGAATGCGTCGCGTGCCTGGGTGCCTGCCTCTGCTGCGGAGCCTTCAAACGGGTTGTCGATCCGGCCTAGCTCCAGATTGCCGATCAGCGACACCCGGCGCTCCACGCCGAGCGCCTCGAGCCCCGTGTTGATCCCCTCCAGAAACCCGTTGATGCGCTCACCGACACCGTTGAGCATGGCATCAACACCCGCGATCAGCGCATTGGCCGCCTGGAATGCGAAATCCCCGATCGTGCCCGGCAGCGCACCCCAAAGCACCTTGATCGCCTCAAACGCGCCTTGGAATGTGTTGAGCACAGCATTGCCAAAGCCGACCACGGCCGCGAGCGAGGTCTGCAGTGCCTCGGCGATGGCGGCTTTGATCTCGGACCAGCTGGCGATGATCCGCAGACCCATGGCAAGCGTGCCCAGCGCCATACGTTCCGAGACCTCGCGGGCGAGATCGCCCAGCAGCGACAGCGCGTTGCCAAAGCCGCCCGCGCCGCGCACGAGGCGACCGAACCAGTGGACCAGTTCTCCCGCGCCAACGATCAATGCGATAAAGGGCAGGCGCAGCAGTGCCCCGCGCAGGATCACCAGTGCCATGGCGAGGCCCCGGACCGAAACAGCTGCCGCGATCTTGGCCGCCACGAACCGGCCTGCCATCAGGGCCGCGATACCGGTCGCGTAGGCTGTCAGTCGCCCGAGGTTCTCGAAGAGTGTGCGAATGGCAACGCCCAGCGGTCCTGTTGTGCGCGCAACAGCAGCCATTGCACCAGCCACGGCCTCGAGCGCAGGGGCCGCAGCAACTGCCAGCTGATTTGACAGCCCTCGCCAGATCAGACCCAGCCGCGAGATCGCGTCATTGGTCCGCTCGATCTGCGCGGCATCCTGATCGGAGACCACCACCCCGAAGTCGCGCACATCTTGCGTGGCTTGGCGGAGCGTGGCCGTATCGATGCGGGTGAACACCAGACCAGCACGATCACCAAACAGCTGCGAGGCGACCGCGGCGCGCTCGGCTTCGGGCACGAACTCTGCCAGTCGATCCTGAATAAGCGCGATACGCTGATCAAGCGGCAGCGCTTGCAACTCGGCCGCCGACAGGCGCAACCGGTCAAGCGCGTCCGCAGCAGGCCCGGTGCCCGCAGCGGCCTGGCTCAGCCGCCGCGTCAGCTGCATGGTGGCCTGTTCGATCTGCCCCATCGACACGCCCGCCAGATCGCCCGCGCGCTCCAGAACCTGAATGCTCTCGACCGTGGTGTCCAGCGAGGCGGCCAGCTTGGCTTGCGCATCAACTGTCTGGAGCCCTGAGCGGATCATCGCAGTCGCTGCGACCGCGATTGCGGCGGCGGCGGCGGCCATTGCCACGCGGGCGCGCCGCGCAAACACTGCCAGCCGGGCATTCGCGCTCTCCATCTCGCGCGACAGCCGCCCAAACCCGCGTGATCCAGCCTCGCCGACACCCACCAGTTCGGCCTGCACCTGTCGCCCGCCGCTGGCGGACAGGCGAACTGAAACCCGCTTCTCAGTCATGCTGCCCTCCCAATTGTGTGTCCGTCTGTTCGTTGAGTTTGCGCACCATCACGGCTTCAATGACCGGGAGGAGTTCCACAGCCGCGCGCGGATCGATGCCCAGTGCATCCGCCATGGCCAGGGCCGCGCTCATGTCCCAGCCGAGCACGAGACCACCCATTGCGCCCGGCATTGCGCGGATCTGACCACCCAGCCGCCCGGCCAGGTCCCAGACCTGCCAGCCGTCCAGTGTGCGTGGGGCGTTCAGGATTTGCGGGCAGTCCTGGCAGCTTTGCGTGCACGCTGCACAGTAGCCTGCGCCCCCGCCGTAGACCCAGTCGGCAAGGGCGCGGAGACGTTTTTTTCCGCTTCCAGTTCCAGACCCTTCGCAACATAGCCCATCTGGAAACGCTCGAAGATCGGCCAGATGTCGAGCAGCGCGGTGATCCCCTCGGGGCTGATCGGCATTGGAGTGTCCTCGGCATCGCCGACACCTTCCCAATCGAGGATGGCACGTTCGGCCAGCGCCTTGCCGAAGATCACGGCGATCTCGTCATCGCTGGTGCCCTCAGGCAGGCCGCGCACGGCCGGGTCGCTGCGCGCCGCCACCATCAGCGCAGTGGTCAGCGGTTCGACCCGGACGCGCACGCCAAGGCAAAGAGCGAGCCAGTACGGCTCGCGGGCAAGGTTCAGGCGCAGCATGGATCAATACTCCTCAATGCTGTTGATCAGAGTGACGGTGCACATCCGGCCCAGCGTGCTGTCACGCGCGGCCTGCCAGTCGAAGGTGGCCTGCACGCCCTGCGGCCCCGCGATCTCGATCCGGGGGCGTGGCAGATAGACGGCATGGGCGGTCAGCGTCAGGCTCTCGCCTGAGGGCAGCACGTAAGAAAACTCAAGCGCGCAGGGATCGCCGTTGATCGCCTGGTTCACCAGCACCTGATCGGCAAAGCGCACCTCGACCCGACCGGTCAGTGCAGCGATGGACGGGTCCGCCCCATCGATGCGCCCGTCGGAGCGGATGGTCTCCACCCGGTCGAGGGTGTTGGCATAGGTGATCTCGGCCGAGACGATGTTGCCGAGCGCCGTACCGTTGCGGGTGATCGATCCGTTGAAATGGCCGAACCGCTGCAAGCCGAGATCAGTGAGCGTGCCCGCAGCGGATGCGGCAGTGATGTTCTCACCCTGCGCCACGAGGCTGGCGGACGCGGTCAGGAGGCCTGAGCGCTGCATCTGCCAGCTGAGCGTATCGAGAACGCAGCCCGAGTACATGGCAAAGCGAGGGATCTCCGGCATGCCGGTCTCGATCGAGAGCGACGGCAGTGTCCAGCCGCCGGAGCGGAACTCATGGGTGTAGGGCCCAACGCCGGAGGTGACCGGATCACCAAAGGCCGCCTTCAGCCAGAAGCCAAACGCCTCCGCATCAATCGGCACGACAACGTTGCCGTCCGCCGTCACCGCATCCTTGATCGGCGGCAGCGGATCGCGTCCGTAGCCCAGCAGTTCCGAGTTCAGAAGCGGCTGTTCCGATCCCAACGATGTGCTGGCAAAGGGCATCTTGGTGAAGCCGCCCACCGGCGGCGTTCCATAGGTCGTCTCGAACGCAAGCGCCATCTGCGCCCGCGCCCCTTGCGCTCGTGCCATTGTTGGTTCTCCTGTATGTGTTCGACGATAAGTCCCGGCAGGGGCCGAAACTCAAAAAGGCAGACTTGAATGACGGACCAAAAGTATCCCGCCGCAGGCTCCGGTGGCCGCTCCCATCTTGGTGCAGGGTCTCGCATCACGGGCGAGTTGTATTTTCCTGGCACTGTCGAATTGCCCGGTTACGTCAAGGGGCGCGTGGAAGCCTCCACGATCGTCGTCGAGGACGCAGGCGAGGTTGAAGGCGAACTCCGCGCCGCCAGCATCGCCATCAAAGGGCGCGTCAACGGCCAGATCATCGGTGGCGACGTAAAGCTGCACACAAGTGCGCAGGTGACCGGCGACATTATCTATGAAAGCCTGAGCATCGAGAGCGGCGCGCAAGTGGAAGGCCAATTCAAGTTGCAAGCATACCAAGGATCCGACGCCGGTTGATCAGGCCAATGGATCGGCCGTGGAATAGTGCAGCACCACCGGAATGACGGCTGCCTTCAGGCTGGCGGCACCCTCGATGGGCAGATCAACGGGGCGCGGCGCTTCCGCCTCGACCCAGTCGCAAAGGCCACCCAGCGTGCGGTCGGCGGCAATCGCCGCGCCAATGATGGCGGTCAGCGTGTCGAAGGCGGCGTCACGGTCAGCGAGTTGCACCACTGCCTCGATCTCGGCGCGGTGCTGGTAGTGGTAGCGCAGGGGCGAGAGCGTAACTTCGGGCTCTCCCGGTTCACCGTCGCGCACGATCAGCAGGCCATCGGTCGGGACGCGCTCGGGCAGCACGTCGCCTCGCAGAACGGTGGCGGGCAGCGCCGAGAGCCGCGCGTGCAGCGCAGCGAGGATGGTTTCGCGAAAGGTGGACATGTTTGCTCAATCTGTTGTTCGTCAGCGCAGCAGCAGCTTCGAGACCGGATCCAGGGGAATCGCGTTTGGGTTTGTCTCGTCGCATCGAGATCGAAAATCATCGAAACCTGACCACAAACGCGACGAGAGAGCCAAGAAGTTCTCATTATGTTCACCTTCTCGGCTGTCAGATTTCCAAACGCGATTGCCCTGAGACCGGATCAGGGTGAAAGCGCGAATGCAGCATTCGACACGAGGTGACGGATCGCAGACCTTCGATGCATCAAGCACCACGGTCTGCTCTGCGGACGAAGCTGCCGTTCAGCGCATTGAGCCGAACGGCAGAGAACTGGCTGCTATCTTGGAGCGAGTCGCTAAGCTGTGGCGGGCTCCCCGCCAAAATGCGCCCAGAACTCGTCGCGAGCATGGCTGCGCGGGAACGGCCCATCGGGGACCGCCATGTCCAAAAACCGGCACAGCGGCTCCCATCCATCCGAGGGCGTGAAGACCAGCAACTTCTCCGCCGGAACTGTGGCGCGGACCTTGGCATTGTTGCGCCGATAGGCCTCAAGGCAGCTTTTCCGGTCCAGCCCGCCTAACAGGCGACCCACCAGCAGGGCGTCCATCGTCTTGAAGATCGGCACCAAGGGCGGCGGCAGCGGGATGGTTTCTCTCATCGCGAAGAACTTGCCAATGGTGGTTGAGAAGCTGGCCCACCATTCCTCCTCCGGGCGCTCGGTATGGATCACCCGCGCGTCCGGGAAGGCGACGGTCAATTCATGCCAGACCATTGCGCCCGGGAAATCCACCTGCGCCGGATAGTCGGCAAAGACCTCGGCCCAATCCACGTCCTCGCCCGCCGCCACCGCGTCCCAGAACGGCGGTTGCGCCGGATCTGCCATCACCTGCGTCATGTGATGGCAGGGCCCCAGCCCCAACTGTTCCAGCGCCATCTTGGTCGACATCGTTCCCGTCCGGCCAAAGCCGGAGCCGATAACTTTCAATCCCATCGAACTAAATCCTTCTGTTTATCGGTTGTTTGCTTGCGAAGTGCCGTCAGCGTGCGCGAAGCTGTGCCATCACGCAAACGAATGGTTTTCAGGCGTCATGAAGGAAATTCAGCTCCATCGGATCGATTTGAACCTTTTGGTGGTCTTTGAGGCTCTGATGCTGGAGGGCAGCGTCGCAGGTGCTGCGGTCAAGCTGAACAAGACGCCGTCGGCAGTCAGCCATGCCCTTGCGCGGCTCCGTGAGCAGGTGGGCGACCCCCTGATGGTAAAGGTGGGCGGACGGATGCAAGCCAGCCCGTTTGCGCTTCAACTTATCGAAGATATCCAGCCTATCCTGAGGAGTATCAAGCGGGTCTTGAAACTGCCGGAGCCATTTGATCCAGCGTCCAGCGACCGCATCTTTCGGGTTGCCAGTCCGATCGGGGGCCAGTTCTTGGCAGATGTCGTGAAAAAACTTCAGGAAACAGCGCCGGGCGTCAAAATCGAATGGCTGTCAACGCCGCGAAAGGTTTATGCGGCCGCGGCTGAGGGCTTGATTGACCTCGCCCATCTCGGCGGTGAGCGGAGCCTTCCAGACGGGCTCGCGGAGGCGGAAATGCCGCCCATGAATTTTGTGAGTTTCGTTCGGAAGGGTCATCCGGCCATCGATCATTGGGGGCCCGAAGCATGGCTGCGGTATGGTCATGTGCAGGTCGCCATCCATAACGAAGTGCGCAGTCCGGTAGATGAAGCAGCGATCACGCTGACCTCTGAGCGCAGGGTTGGCGCGCTGATTTCGGAGTTTGCCGGGGTCGGACCCTTGCTCGCCCGCAGCGATCTGATCGCAACCTTTCCTGCGATATTAATGGCTGGGGACATGGAAACTTACGGATTGGTGCCCTTGCCGGAACTTGGCGCGATCCCGTCGTTTCGTGCCCGTTTTTTCTGGTCGTCGCGCACGTCGAATGATCCGGCTTTGGTCTGGATCAGAAACCTTGTGCTCGACGCCTACCTCGCGACGCATGAAGAGGCGGAAACCATGGTCAGATCACGCTTAGGGTAGGGCTTGACCTGTATTTGCAGCGAGATGGTGCACGACATTGCGACGACCGACATTCGCCGCAGGGCAACAAATCGGTAGAATGGGCTCACTTCTGCCGTTAGCTGCGGCATCCACGAAGGCCCGGTCTGGGCCGCTACAACGGAACTCATGACAGCTTTCCCTCCACCCAATTCGCCACGATCAGCCCGGGTACACCGTCCACTGCACGCTCCGCATCCCGTGCGAGATCCAGCCGCTTCGGCAGCTTCACCTGCCTCACCAGCAGGAAGATCGGCACAGTGGTGCGCCCGCGACCGGTCTGTGAGCGTGAGGCAACGCCTTGACCACGGCTGTTGAGCCGCCCCTCGGCCACCAGCAGGCTGGGCCCCGTCCTACGATAGACAAACCGTAACCGCAGACCGCGTCGCCGCTCCCATTCACCGGGGGTGATCCGGCCGCCGCGCGCTCCCTTGCCAGCCGCCGCCGTCGGGATTGCCAGCCAGAACCCATTCCTGGACCGGATCAGCGGCCCGGAGTCATGCGCGCCAATGATCACCGGTGCCTTGGACCAGACCAGTGCAGCGGCGTTCAGGCTTTCGCCCGACCTCGGGAAGTTCTGGCTCTGAATAGAATTGGCGAGCCGCCGCCCAAGGCCCGCCCCAGTGATCTGAGTACGCCACGCAGCTTTCAGCCCGGTTCCGGCCTCGCGCATGGCGGCCGACACGGCTTTTTCGCCGGCCGCAACTTCCGCTGCCATCATCGCGACGATGTCGGGATCAATGTCGAGCTTCAGCCTCATGCCGGTCGCAGATCCACGGTCCAGACCAGCCGCTCACGATCCCGCACCGGCTCTCCCTGAATGAGGAAGGCATCACCATCAACCTCGACCCGGTCACCGGGGCGCGGGTTCGGCACTTCTGCCGCGTGGAGGTCGATGCGGGTGGTTTCCGACCAGAGCCGCGCCTCACCGAAGCCGGTGATCTCGTCGGCGCGGCGTGTGATCACGCGGATGAGGGTAGGGGCACCGCCCGTGGACGTATAGACCGCGTCGCGCCCGATGTTGCCATCGGCGAAGAGTGCGCCGACAGCAGCGGCAAAGGCCGACATCACGTCCGCCGCGCCGAGCGCAGCACCTGCGGGCGGGTGCAGATCGGCAGCGGGTTGCTCTCAATCTCGAGGCGGACCCATTCATCACGATCCCGGTCGGGGATCATCCGCGCGTAAAGCGGCTGGCCCAGCGTATTGACCGTCTCGAAGGTGTCGGCGGGGGCGTAGTAGATCTCGAACAGCCCGTCGACCGCCTCGGGGTAGAACACCGCTTTGTCCGTCGCCACACCAAAGCCCGCCCCGCCCCGGTAGCGGCGGAAGGTGATGCCACCGAAGCTGACCTCATCGGCGATGCGGGACCGCAGATCAGCGGCGGCAGCCGTGTTGAGGTAGGTCTCGCGCACCTCCTTGTGCGCCACCAGATCGGCGAAGAAGGCTGAGCCGCATTCGGCACGCAGTGCAATCGCACCGGTGGCAAGCCCACCCATCACATCCTCGACAGTTTCGATCAGAGCCTGGCAGCGTTTGCGCAGCGCGCCCGATGCCGGAGTGGTGTTATCGAGGTCGAAGTCCACCGCCGTGGCCGGGGTGATGCCGAACTCAGTGAAATAGTTCACGACCGTCGCGCCGTCACGCGGGTCTTTCACCAGCCCCTGGATGCCGTTGAACAGGTGATACTCAAAAGTGGTCTCGGCGTCATTGCGCAGACGGCCCAACTTGCGGGCGACTTCGGCCTGCACCTGTTGGGTGGCGGACTCGCTGCCGAAGTCGCGCACTTGTTGGATTTCCGAGGCCCAGATCACGTCCTGCTTCTTGAACTGGCGGCAGACGAAGGCCCGCACATCGCGGCGTTCGGGGGTCTGCTGGTCATAGGCGGAGCCGCGTTCGGAAAACGGAATCAGCGACAGCGTGCCGTCGC